CAAGCAGGCAAGACGTTCCATTTGGGGATCAACCGATGAAGCAAGCTGATCCGATGACTACGCCCGAACGCATGGCGGAAGAAAAGCTTGGTGGGAACTATGAGAAGTATTTCAATATTGCCATGCCTATTGGGGCGGGTGGAGCAACTGCATATGGATTAGCCACGAACGAGGAAGATGATGGGGAGATGAAGAAAGCGGGCGTAGCTCCAATCCTCGGTGCGTTGTTGTTAGCAATGGGATTAAAAGGAAAATCATTAAAGAGGTTCATGCGCTCATCGCAATTCAAGCGTACAAGTGCGGATGCCAAGAAGAATCCATCCAAGGTCGAACCGGATGCAATCAAGGCCGAGCGTGTTCAACAAACCGCGCAAAAAGCGGAATACGTAAAGCCTAGCCAATGGAAGAAAATTACCGAATCCGCAAAGGAGTTTGTCAGTAATACGCTCACCCCGTTATCCCGCAAACTTAAAAACATAGACCCTTTTCTGAATGCAATATTTCGTGGTCACGAACGAGAGATAAACACGCGAACAAGGCAATACCTAGACAGGGTTTCGCCATTCATTACCTCGATGACCAAGCGCTTGAAGGGCAACAAGGCAGGACTTCGTGATTTCAAGCAGGATTTGCTTAACGGGAATTACAAAAAGATCGTGGTAATGATGGACGATCTTGGCATTAGGGATAAGGCCGAGCTAACCGAGATGAAAAAAGCCTTGAGTGAATTGCGGGACTATGCCCGCGAGGAAGGCGGAATAGACGTCGGATATATTGAGGACTACTTTCCCCGTCAGGTGGAGGATTACAAATCGTTCAAGAAATACTTGGATGATAATAATGAGATGCGGGACGTGCGTAACCAAGTCGAGCAGGCATTGGAGGAATATCGCGCCAAGCACAAGTATGAATCAGTTGACTTGATTCCACCCGAAGAAGCCGCAGAGGTTGCGAGTCGAGTTCTTAGGGGGTATCCCATTCAAGCGGGTGCGCAACTACCCGGCAATCTGAAGCAGCGCAAGATTAAGGAAGTCACGCCTGAGATGCTCGATGCATATGCCGATCCCGCAGATGCATTAAGGAACTACGTCGATAGGGTGGTGCAAGCTACCGAGCGCAAAAAGTTTTTATTCCGCAAGCCAAGCGATGCGGGAGCGCCCGTGGGATTCGAGGGCAGTCGTGATCAAGTGGGTGCGGATCTCGGGATGAGGATGGATGTTGATGAGTCCCTAGCCGGACAGGTTGCGAAAAGATTACTCAGGGGTGACAAGAAATATTCTGCCGAGGATATTGAGAAACTGCGTGACATCATACAGTCCAGGTTTAGCGGGAAAACGGTTAGTCCATTTATACAGGGAGTGAAGAACCTCAATTACATCCAAGTCATGGGTAACTTCGGATCAGCAATTACCCAACTTGGTGACCTTGCATACAGTATCCACTTTCATGGTTTCGGGAATACCTTCCGTTCGTTAGTGAACCGCAAGGAAAATTACGATTTCGTCAAGCACTTCAATTTAAAAAATCATAATATTGATACGGTTACTAGCGCTGATGGATTATCCAAAGCGTTGGATAAGGTTTTTACCATAACCGGACTAAAGAAACTCGATCAACTCGGGAAGAACACGACCATGAATGCATCATGGAGGAAGTACAAGGCCCAGGCTATGCGTGATTCCAAAGCATTGCAGGATGACCTGGCCCCCGTGTTTGGCGCGGAACGCGCAGGACAGATGGTAAGGGAGTTGCGTGACAGTATACCCAATTCAAAAGATTTACCCAAAGCGGTTGAAGAATTGATATGGTATAAGTTTCTTGATCTTCATCCATCAACGCTTGGGGAAATGCCCAAATATTACAATGTCAGTGGGAACGCTCGCATACTTTACATGCTCAAGACTTTCACGATCAAACAATTTGACGTGGCTCGGGAAGCGGGGATTGAAAATATTCGGCTTGCAGGGAAAGCATATTCTCAGGGAGATAATGAACAGGCTGCTAAGCTTGCATCCAAAGGAATGAAAGGGCTTGTTGGATTAGCTACCGTCTTTGCGGCTGCCAATGCCGGAACGGACGTCATCAAAGACTTGCTTTACGGCAGGCCCATCAAGCGGGACGAGTTGTTTGAGAACAATCTTTTAAAACTTATTGGCATCAATCGATACCTAGTTCACAAGGGCAAGCGTGAAGGCCCGGCTAAAGCTTTCCTTGAGGGATTACTTCCTCCGACCACCGCATTTGATCGCGCGTTCCAAGACATCTCCGCAATTGCGGGAGACAAGGAGTACAAGGGTGCAATGCTCCAGGGTACTCCGCTCGACTTGATCTATTGGAGATACCTTGGCGGGCTTGACAAAATCAAGAACCGAGAGTAGCTTGTAGATCGAGATAATAAAATGTCTTGAGTTAATTTGCGGATGGGGACATTCGCGCCAAGCGGGGGAAACCCCGCTTTTTTTTGTGCTTCGATCTTTTTTTACGAAAAGCTTGACACGCTTCAAAGGTGTGCTTTTATGTTGTCCCATGATCAACAGCATATTCAAGCTTTACGAATTCAATCGCTTACCCCTAGGTTGCAAGCAAGCTTCGGACGATACAAAACGCCTAAACGTGGGCAAGATGAAACGCATACTTTTTGAGTATGGGATCACACCCGAGGATTCGATTAAATGTTTTTCTCGGAAGTATCAGGGCAAGCCTCTCCCCGAACATTTCGCGCAATTCGATTCCTGTGCAGTACGTATGGCGAAGTCCTTATTTACCAAGGGATGGATGAAATTTTATAAGGCCCAAGGCATTGATACTTCCTTATTTACAAATTGGGTAGAGGTTCAACTTAAACCCGTCAGCATAAGAAAGTTTTATCCCGACTCGCGTGAACGCGAACTGATCGAACGAAAGTGCGGAGCGTTGCGCACGACCGACGTGGAACTGTACAAGGGATATGCGCTTGCTTATGGGCTTGGGTTGCGTAGCTCGGAGATTCTCCGCGCAAAGTATGGAGATTTTTGGCAGACCGAAACGAATAGAATAATTCGCATATGGACACCAAAGGGCGTGGATGATGGGGAAGTGGATGGGATTGGATTCCAAGATCGTCCATGCGATCCGGCATGGTGGGATGAACTGATGAGCTTTAAAACGCATGACGATGGTTTAATAGTTCCCGTCATCCGCAATCGCATTACTCGGGAATTACCAAGGTTCTTACGTGAAGAGTGCGGAGTAACTGCCAATCAACCACTCCATCGTTTACGAAAATATGCAGGGCATCGAACGATGCGCCAAAATGATAACAACCCATTCGTTGCGCAAAAGGTCTTGGGACATTCTTCAGTCGAGATGACTACGAAAATTTACTGCGGGTTACCCTCAGTTAACACGGGGACTCTTCCCCACGACAACAACTAAAAAAAGGAGATATATATATCATGGCATTCTTGTCAAACATACAACCCTCACCCTCGGGTGGGTCGGGTAACTACTACCGATTCACGCAGGGCGAGAACAAGTTCCGCATTGTCGGATCGAGCGATACCACGCCACCTGGGCTTATCCAAGGAATGATCGGATGGGGCGAGGATAATGAAGGCAACCGCAAGCCCTTTCGTTGGCGGATGGGTGAGGATGCACCCCGCGAATTTGCTGAGAAACCACGTGAGTTTTTTGCATTCCTCGTATGGAACTACGAGGAAGCGTGCGTACAAATTCTCGAACTTACCCAAGCCGGATTAAAGACCGAGTTAGTCACGCTTGCCGAGGACAAGGAATGGGGAGACCCTCGCAAGTATGACATTGCGATCATTCGCAATGGTGAGGGCATTGAGACGTCATACGTGATGACACCCAAGCCCCATAAGAAATTGCCCGCAGCTGCTGTTGCGATGGTCAAGGCAACCACGGTCAACTTGGAAGCGTTATACGATGGAGGAGATCCCTTTGATGATGCACCCGTTGCTACCCCTGCTACCCCCGCCAAGCCTGCCAAGCTTGAAGAAGTGGAAGAAGAAGAAGAGGGCGAGGAGGAGAACCCTTTCTGATGCCATTACGAACGGACATTAGTAATTCGGCATACCACGCTTCGGGGGATTTGAGCCGGAGCGTGGCGCATAAAATGCTCACGTCCCCCCCGAAGCAAGTGTGGCATGATATGCAACATCCTACCCCTAGCGATGCACCGCACTTCGTGGTTGGCGGGTGTACCCACTCGGCTACACTTGAGCCGTTCAAGCTTGATGACGAATATGCAGTCAAGCCTGAGTTGATTGACGGGAACGGCCCTCGGACGAATGCATACAAGGCATCCTTTCAGACTATGCAGGATCATGCTCCTGACAAACGATGGTTAGCTCCAAGCGATTATCGGCATTGTATGAACATGGCTGCCGAGGCAAGGGAACATCCGGTCATGCAGACTTATCTCGATGACCCCGAAAGTGTGATTGAAGGGACGGGATTTTTCGAGCATGAGGGTGCTGACTGCAAGGTACGTCCCGATTTGTGGAATCCTGGCGCGGGCGTGGTGGTGGACTTGAAAACTACACAAGATGCGAGCGAAAAAGGCTTTGCCCGCTCGGTGGTAAAGTATGGTTACCACTTCCAAGCAGCGTGGTACTTGCATGGATTGCGTCTCATGGGGGAGAACCCCAAGCAATTCATATTCGTATGCGTTGAGAAGACAGCGCCTTACCTTACTAATGCCTTCACCCTAAGCGCGTCCGACGTTGATCGACAGAAGAGTCGCATGTCGGAAGCGTGCAGACTATGGGCGGAGTGTATGAAAACAGGCGTATGGCCCGGATATAGCGACGAAGTAAAGACGCTCAACTTGGGGATTAACTTAAATAACCGTCTGAGCATTGCCGAGCTTACTGAGAAATTCAAGGTCAAGCGAGGGTACGTTTATAAAATACTCAAGAAATATCCCATCGAAACTCTGTTCGTGGGGCAGCGCAAAACCGTGGACATGAGTGATTTTGTTCAAGCATTGCGGTGGGATAGCGAAGACAGGGACGTGACATGAGTGGAAAGGTAGTAAGGTTACTAAATACTAAGAAAGCGCTCAAACTCACCGGATACCGCTCGATCAATTCGCTCTTGCAATTACATGCAAGCGAGGATGTGGCGCTTACGTGCTACAGGGTGCGAGGCGCGCAAGGTCAGGGAGGAATCGCTCAGGCATGGAGCGAGAAGGAACTGAAGAAATTCATGGAGGACAACCATCAAACAACGGAGGAAAAATGGCTGATAGACTAGATAGGATAAAATCGGATACGGAACTCGCGCAGACTCACATCATTGAGAGTAATTGGGAGGGCGCTGCAATCGTACAACAGCACGTCATTGAGCAATTGATTGCATTGCTCGAAGGTGTGGATCTCAATAGTGAACCCGACCCTGACGTGGTAATCACCTTTAAGGAGGATTGTAGCGATGCTAACGGGACTTGAAAGGTGCATCATCGCAATCGATCCGGGTGCGAGTGGTGGGTTTTGTCAGGTAATAGGTACACAGGTAGTACAGGCTTGGAAGTTTACGAGCTTATCGGACTTCGTTAGTGACGTACATGATCTGATCGAGAACCCCGAGCATCCGCTTGAGATCGTGCTTGAGGATTGCCCGCCCTTTGCAGGGAAGAATATCCCCTCCTCGGCAGGCTTTAAGCTAGGTAAATCTTGTGGGTTTTATGAGGGAATAGCGAGAGGTTTGAAACTACCATGTAACATGGTTCCCCCAAAGACTTGGCAGAAGGGATTGTCCGGCTTGGCAAAGACGGCAGGCGCTCAACGCAAGCGATTATTAAAGGATCATGCATTGAGGCTATATCCTGACCTCGGAAAAGAAATAACCTTGGCGACTGCGGATGCGGTGCTGATCGCGCATTATTTTATCAATGAAACAACAAACAAGGAAAACCTTAAATAATTATGATAGGAAAAAAAACATGTAGTACTGATGAGAATGGCAGGCCAAGCCCCGGAGAGGTGCTTGAAGATTTCGAGCTTAGGGAACGACAAATCGACCAAGAACACTCCTTTGGAAGCTTCATTGATGCCATAAATGATGCCTATGATGCCACGCCTGGGGGGATGTTTGAGAAAAGTCCGATTGAGAGGATGGAAGCCAAGCAATCATTTCAGGATAGTAATAAGCACTTAAACCTTCATCCCAATATACTTGCGGCAAAAATGATTTGTACTTCTCTTGAGGCAATAGCAAGGCATCTCAAGGAAATCAAGCATCACAGGATGGGGATCAGCGAATACGATGAACCGACTTGAATGGTTATCCTTGGAGTACGTCGTTACTCCATCAAACATCCTTGAATACGCACAAGATCATGGAGTAATCTCGGATAATTGTTGGAAACTCGATCAAGTCGAAAATGCAGACTTCGCTTGGTTATTCATTGTCAAAAATTGGAAGGACTTCACCTCTGTACACACGTGTGTTTTATGAGAAAATTACTATCAAATATTATGATTCATCTCCTGTTTCTAACTGCGATCATCACATTCGTATGGATGGTCTTGGGCTTCGTGCTGACGTTAGGAGGGGTTAAGTAAACATGTCCAAGAACAAGGAAAAAAGGATACGGTTTGCAGACGTTCCGAATACCATTTTGGACGAGTATTGCGAGTTGCATGGCATGTCACCAAGCGCCGCAATATCGCCGCTTATTGTGGAGTATTTGCGGCATCCCTCCCCCGCGCGTGCGTCATTTCTACGAAATGAATATATTATGTATAGCCCCGTTGCCGCAGATTCTCCAAAAAGTCCGGCAGTAAAAACCCCCAAGACCAAGCGCAAACAAAAGACATCATTACCTGATGACTTCGATCCCCCCCGAGCAATTTCCGAAGAAGCGAAAGTCGATCACGAAAAGGCAGTCAGGTTTTTCAAGGGCCAGGTGGAAGCGCATGATTACAAATACGTGGATTGGGACAAGGCATTCGCGCTTGCCGTGAACGGTTATCTCGTTAAGAACTTTCCGCAAATTACGGAAGTTCCGAAAATCAAGAACCTCTAACCCCAAATAGTGTGGATTATGATTTAGCGGAGATTGCGGTTCTCGCAAGTGCAATGCGTGATGACACGGGACGATCATCGGCAACCGCTCTTGAGCATCTTACGGAGGAGGATTTCGGATCACCCGAGAGACAACGCATCTTTGCAGTCCTTTCCAAGCTCGCTCCTGCGTGCAACGACGTTGACGTAATGATGGAACTGCCGGAACTGAGCGATACAATAACTTTCATCTCTCAGCAATATGGAGGTGGGAACGTGGAAAGATACGTCGATCATCTCATTGAACATCGTAACGTCAGAGCGGTAAACCGCGCATTGCTCTCCGCGCAGGACGGTGTACTCACGGAACGAACTGCGGAAGAGATCGCATCTTCATTCAATGCAGAGGTTTCAAAGGCATTCACTTCGCGAAAGGGACAAGTTCACGTCAAGCAAGCGGTACAGGACGCGCATGCCGAATTTCTCGCTCAAGATGCGGGCGATTTCTCAGCCATCCCAACAGGTTTCTCACGCTTGGACTCGCATCTCGGAGGTGGATTGAAGAACGGATGCCTCTACGTGATTGGTGCTAGACCGGGCGTGGGCAAATCCGCATTGGCGATCCACCTCGCCATGCAAGCCGCGAGAAAAGGAATCCGCTCTTCCTATGCGAGCCTTGAGATGACAGCAAGCGAGTGTAGTGGGCGTATGCTTGCCAATGCAAGCGGAGTCCCGCGCCCGACCATGCAAGGAGCGTTAACGGTACAACACAAGAACAAGCTTTCGGATACCGCATCTTCAATGAAGGCATGGCCCATTACTTTCAAGGACGATAACCAAGCCACCCTGGAAGCATTCGGGGCGTTTCTCGCTCAACAACGCTTGGAAGGGGATCTTGGATTTGCAGTCGTTGATTACATTCAGTTACTTTCCTCTCCGGGTTTCGAGTCCCGCACTCAGGAAGTAAGCGCGATCTCCCGAAGTCTCAAAAGCATGGCTATGGAATTTGAGATTCCGATTCTCGCCCTGAGTCAGCTAAATCGGAGCAGTACCCGCGAAAATAGGAAGCCAAGCCTGAGCGATCTGCGCGAGAGCGGGAGCATAGAGCAAGATGCCGACTGCGTGATCCTCTTGGACGTGGAGAAGGAACTCGGGCCAAGCAAGGATTGCGTATGGATGAACCTCGCGAAAAACAGGAACGGTGAGACCGGACAATCCTACGTCTCATTCGAGAAACCCCTCGGACGTTTCTCCACGCATATCGAGCCTCGCTTGAATGATAACGAACCCGTTTCTCCTTCCGAGTTACCTTGGTAGGAACTATGGAAAGGTACTTCTAGATACCCTAGAGATGCCCTACAAGGCGTTTTCTCGTCAAAGATGTATGCGAACCTACCTGGAGACCGAAACCCTCGTATAACTCCTTTACGGGTAAACACGCAATAACCTGACGTCTTGACGCTTAGACGTCATCCTCGTCTCTCCACGGGTTTGCGTTGGAATCGTCTTTAATCTTTACGCGCCAATGCTCGCAACTCTCGCTTAATAGTTGCTTCAGCTTTCGGTTCTTGCCACTCCGCGCGGCACTTGAAGTAGTCTTCGTTCCTGTAAGTTATATCATCACTACCCTTATCGAGATCGTCCTTCGTAAATCCGTCTATAATCCAACGGTTTGAAAGAGGTCGATGCGTGAGTAACAGATAATCCGCAATCGGTTTAGGCAGGTCTTGCGGGTTGTAGATGCCTTTATGCTTCCCGGTAAGAACACGTACAGTCGTAACTGCAAGCCCATGAGGTTTCTCACCAACCCAACGTTGATAATAAACCGTTAAACCTGCGGTTACTGTCTTTTCGCGGTTTACGTAGTACACTCCCGCAGGATCAGCACCTGTCTTAGACACGTACTCCGTATACTCTTTGTTGTTATTTTCCACGTCAGCGAGGATTGCGTCTACCTCTGATTGCGTTAGGTCGTAATGGTCATCGCATCCGTCCGTTATGGAGAACTGTCCATTGTCATCGAACCATATGTGTTGCGTCATCCATGTTCCGTCATCTGATTGGGTTACTATCGTTTCGTATATATTGCTCATTGTTTTAATTGGTTTACGTGTTGGTTGTTGTTGATCGTTTCTCCTTCCACCATTCAAGCGCTCTGCTTCCCCACCGGAAAGCGAGGAACGCAAGCGCACCAAGCGCAACGCGAACAAGCAAATCGGAATGGTCGGATTTCGATTTGCTCATGCAGGGACTCCTTCCTTGATGATCCCCTCGATCTCTTCCTTGCTCAACCCCATCACCTTCATAAGCGCTCTCGCCTCTTTCTCCTTACCGGAAAAAAGCAACTCGGTAACGTCTCGGGTAAACAAATCGATTAGCGCATCGATAACAAATTCATCCTTATCCTCGCTCATGTCGTTTCTCCTTCCTGCACGTCCTCAATTTCGAGATCGCAATGTTCAAGCGTTTCATGCACGCCCAATTCCTTGACCTGGGCCTCGGCATCCTCGGCATTCTCAGCTTCGATATCGAAGACGTTACGCACGATTATCTTCACTCGGTATTGTTTCATGCAGGGACTCCTTCCTTCTTGGCGATTTCCTCAAGCAGTTTGTCAAATGCGGGAGAACCCCAACGCAACCATTCTAGCGTATGGAGACGCAGATCAAGCTCATAGACGTATTCAGCGTCCACGTGCAACCCCGTAGTCGGTTCGTAGTTTCCAACCTTCCAATCGCTATAACCCGGATGGCGCTTGTAGCCCTCGTGACCCTTCACGATCAACCATCCGCAAAACTGATTGAGGTTATTGCGCAGACTGCCATCGCGCAGTTTCTCCATGAGAGGTTCGAGATCAGGTAGTACCGACTCGGGGTAACCATCGCTATGACGGTAGAACCATAACTCATCGCCACCATCACGCACCACTATGTTGCATCGCGTACTCATGCCGAAACTCCTTTCCGCTCATTGATCCCCTCGAATGCGTTTCTCTCAAGAGACTTGGTTAATGCATCAAGGAAGTCATCCCCGTTCCCGTAAGAATTATGCATGTACGAGCTGACGCTCTCAAATCCCCTGGCTTGCTTCTCTTCCCAATCGAGGTCATCCCATCCCTTGGTCTTTTCGAGTTTCTCATTCTTGGTCTGTTGTTTCCTTTCCTCCTGCGTGTACTCATCCGGTGTTTTTTCTATGCATATCGACGTCTCGCAGAAAAAATATGTCAATCCTTCCGCAATAATCAGGCATATAAAATCATCGAGCTTTCTCTTATCCGCTTTTGCAATTCGCCCAAGCAAGCAATGTTGCTTGTCCGTTAGTTCAATATGTATCTTTTTCATTTCGTTGTCCTCTTATTTATTGTTGTCGTTCATTGCGTTCAAGCCCTTTCCCAAAACCCCCGCGAGGGCGCAAGGACTAGAACAAAAGTTGTCAAGGGGTTTCCGTAATTTCTGCGATTGGGTAAAGGTGTTCCGCTCGCGCCAGGGTTGCCATTGGGTTTTCGGTACGGACACGTTGCCCGCAAAATTCATACGAGCATATGTACCTAACCTTAACAAGTTCACCTTTTGAATTATAGGTTTTCCATATATCTTCGACAATTTCCTCGCGTTTCTCCTTACCGCGCAATGGAATGAATCGCGTTCCGATAGCATAAAATGCCCCGCTCATGCTCGCCTCCCGTCCCATACCATGAATCCATAGAGCATGAGAGGCAGGATCATCCAAGCGCAAAACTTTAGAAATACGATAAGTTCAATACTCATCCTTGCCCCCTGTCTGCCTTGCCCTTTCAAGCCCCACTACGGCCCTTAGTTTCTCCTTGCGTTTCGGCTGAAAGCGAAACTCGTAATATTTCCAATCCGCATCACCATCACCCTTGGGATCATAGTAAACAACAGACCGTCCATCAGGTTCGCATTCAAGAGTCAACGCATCATCCGGCAAACATTCATGCAATTCGTCACCATCGCACTCCAGGAGTCCATGATGCTTGGAAACAACCTTGGTTCGCTTGCCTTTCTCGAATAACCTGAGAGTCCATTCTCCGTAGGTTTCCCGATCAAGCGGGGATATTCTCGGCTTATCCCAAAAGACGGTCACCCTAACCGTGCGCACGTTGCCATTCGGCCAACGAGCATGGACGCAAGCCTTGGTCTGAACCTTGGGACGGTTACCGCAAACTCTCAGCAATCGGTCACCAAGCATTTCATACCATTTTTCATTGTCCGGTTCATTCTCCTTGGGTTCAACCCGTTTCTCAATCCATTCCTCGGCATTGGAAATCAAGTTCCATGCCCTTACGTGATGCTCACCGGGCGCTCCCCGCATGAGCTTGGGTTCAACGTGCGCCCCGAATATTTCCTCCACAACTTCGCAAAATATTGTTGTTTGTTTCATCCTTCCGCCCTCCCGTCCGCCTTGGCGAGTACCTCGCGCAGTTTCTCAAGTTCATAATCCCCGCCCGTTTCTCCTTGCATAAGTAGCTCCACAATTACTCGCTCGAATAATTTGCACTGCTTGTATAGCTCCGGAGCAGACGCAATCAAATGAGCGTCTTTCCCCTGCTCAACCGTTGCAACCGTTCCCTGGTACGTCCACGGGTCTGTCTCAACCCCTATAAAGGGTAGACCTTGCTTGTCATATTTCACTATCCACAGCCCAGGCGTAAAGCCCGCCCGTTTCTCAATCGTTTTGTCCTTGTTCATTGTCCTAGTTTCTCCTTATCGTTTGTTGTAACTCCAATTCAAGTTGCTTCCCCCCGCGCACACGCCCTGCACGCCCTGCACGCTTACGTGGATCAATGGGTCGATTCTCGACCACTAGATCACCCTCAATGCACGCCTTGCCTACCTGTACGCCATCCTGTACGCTTTCCCGTACACTCCCCTGTTTCTCCTCATGCTTGGGATCGAGCAAGCGCATGATTTCATGCATTGCATCCGGCACGATTGCGCTAAATTTGCGTAGACTCATTGTTTGTTTCTTCATACGCTTTTGCCCAATCAATTTCTTCTTGCGAAAAACCCCGCTTGAGCAACTCGCGTTCAGGCGTTCCGTAAATCCAAAAAGCGCTATTCTTATCAAGCAAATCCCGAAAATCCGCCCGCCCGCCTTCTTTGATGACAAGAAAACGCCTGGAACTGTTTCCCCTGCGCGTTTGCTTGCTCATTGCGTGGTTTCTCCTTTGCGTCCGCGATTGTAAATGATCCGCCCAAGCTCGATGATTCGCTTTCCACGCTTTAAATCAATATCGACGTCGCGCAGATAGTAGTCGATTGATCCGGCATTGCTTGAAACATAAGTTGCGTATTCTTTCGCAAGCTTAGATCGAACGGACTTGATGCGGAAAAAACTTTTTAAAGTAAACTGATTCATCCTTCCCCCCCTTCATTGATTACGAGGAAACGCTTGGAACTGTTTCCCCTGCGCGTTTGCTTGAATTTGATAAGTCCAAGTTAACTCAACTTGATCGCGTCAATGAGCTCCATGGTCAAAAGCTTGCGATGGTTGATTTGTCCGCGT